AGTTGCCAACCGCAGCCGCTCGCGCCAACTCGTTCCTTGCGTTTGACGCAACGGGCGAGCCAACGGTGGTGACGGCAGGTTCAAGCGGTGCGCCTACAACGATCACCCGTCAGCAGTTCAGCGGCACAGGGTCGCAGGTTGCGTTTACGCTTGCCTCAGACCCTGGTGCGCTTGGCAACTCCTGCGAGGTGTTCATCGGTGGCATCTACCAGCAGCGCGACACCTACACGATTGCCGGCACAACGCTGACGTTCACCGCAGCCCCGGTCGCAGGTACTGACAACATTGAGGTTGTCAACTTTCTGACATCAGCAATTGGTACTACAGACTCCTCGCTTGTCACCTTTGTCCCTGCCGGCTCGGGCGCGACGATGCGTACTGCTCAAGCGAAGTTCCGCGACGTTGTTAGCGTAAAGGACTTTGGGGCGGTAGGCGATGGGACAACAAACGACACGGCGGCAATCCAGGCGGCGTTTGCAAGCGGGGCCGGGCAAGTCTTGTTTCCAATTGGAACATATCGCCTAGTTGCCAATTCTCTTGCAACACCGACAATACAGATGACATCTGGTGCAATGATTAGTGTTGATTCTGGATACACGCTTACGCTTTCTGGCGGTTTGATTGCACCTATTTCGCAAATTTTCACTGGTGTTGGAACGGTTACGTTTGGAACTGCGCCAATTTCATGTGCGTATCCAGAATGGTTTGGTGCTGTTGGAAACGGAACGACTAATGACAGTGCCGCAATTCAAAAAGCAATTGATGCGTTTCCAATAACAGTTGCAACTGGTGGCATTGTTCCATCGTGCGTGTCATTCCAAAATAAGTCGTATGGCGTTTCAAGTGAAGTTGTTATGCGGTCTGGCTTGACGTTAAAGGGCAGCGCAGAATCATGTGGATTTAAGATTGGTGTAGAAAATTCTGCCGGCTTGCGGTTGTTGTCATCTAATGCCAACATTGTCCGCATCCCAGAAGGTTGCACATTTTGCACAATTAAAGATCTTGGATTCTATTGCTATACAGGAATTGCTAATTATGACATTGGCACTACCGCAATTCTTGCAAAGCCTGTTGCGTATTATGCCGATGCGGTTTTCCCGCCAAGTTCATACGATCACAAGATCTTGAATTGCGTGTTTTGGGGATTCAACAAGGCAATTCAATTTCTTCGCGCTGATAAGGCTTTGGCAACTCCATCAGATGCCAACTGGCAAATTGACTTTGTCAGAATTGACGGATGTCGGTTCCAATACTTTAGAACCAACGCAATTTATGTGGCAACAACAAACTTTGATCTAAGCCACATTTCAAAATGTTCGCTTATCGCTTTGCCATTACGGACAACTTACTGCCGATCAATTGAATTAGAACGACACGGAAACATTCAAATTTCCGATTGCGCTGGTGCTTATATTCAACCAGCGGGAGAATTGGTAACAGATCCATCGGCCTTGAGTTCGATGATTTATTACACGTCCTACCATGATTCACTCATTGTGCAGAATTGCCAAAATGAACAACAGCCGCGATTTATAGATTCTGCTACTGGCTCCGGAACAACTCTTGACAGATTGACGCTTATTGGCAACACGCATGATCACGCGTCATATTTCCAACATCCGCAAAATGTAAAAATTGTTGGTGGAATATTTAATGCTAGTCCATCATTCATAGTTACAAGTAGTGATGTAAATATTGAAGATGCTCCAGCAGGATCTATTGAAACTACGGGCAACGGATCAACGGCGTACGTCACGCATGAAATTGACAACGTAGCAACGGACTATAAACGGACTTCGTACCTTATTACCGACGCTACTGTTTCATATAATTATCAGTTCCCAATTATTGTGAATAAATATATTGCGACTACGTCAACAACATCGTTGATTCAAGTTAAATATATTCCTATAACACATAGGTTTTTTAGTTTGAATTTGCAGTACTCAGTAGTTGGTGCGCCTACATACACCATTTCTGTTAAGTACAAAACTGTCAATGCGACGAACCCAGCAACAACATCAAATATAAATTTGACTCTTGCAAGCAATGCCGCCCCGGTGGTTGGAAGTGTAATTACGCATCGCGGCTATGCAGTTGCCGTTGCCGCAAGTGATTCAGTCAGTTGGATTGAAGTTCAAGTAATTTCAAACACAGCCAATGCGGTTTACATTTGGGCTGATTTGAATATGGAAAATGCACATTCTACAACGTAAAGAACCCCATGCCCAACACCAAGCCAACATCCGAGCAAGTCACGTTCCTAGCCTCCGGCACGGGCGCAGTCCAGCGCACCGCGCTGACGAAGTTCCGTGACACGGTGAGCGTGAAAGACTTTGGGGCGGTGGGGGATGGGGTGGCTGATGACACGGTGGCAATTCAAGCGGCGTTGTCTAGTGGTGCTACTAGCGTGCATATCACGGCTGGCACATATTTGGTAACAGGGTTGACAGTTGCAACATCATGCACAATTTATGGAAGTGGTGTTCTTAAAAAGGGAACTGCTAGTGCAACTCCGTTATTGAACATTACGGCAAGCAATGTTACTGTCGATGGTGTTGAATTCCAAGGCGCAAGCCTTAACGCGACACCTGCTACATATGTATCCGGAGACACGGCAATTTTGTGCGCGGGATCTTCAAGCGTTTCGCCACGCAATGGAATAACCGTTAAAAACGTCACCATTAACGGATTCGCAGATTTTGGCATGTTTATTAGGTATGCACAGAATGTCATGGTGACAAACAATCGCGTGTCCTACTGCGGATATGCGGGAATTACGTTCCTGTCTGTAATCCGAGGAATCATTAATGGCAACACGATCCAAGAGATCAATGCATCTGCAGGTGCGGTCAATTGGTATGGGATTTCGCTTACTAGAGATCCATCGGTAAACAGCACAAATTCTGCACCATGCACTCAATGTGTCGTGTCCAACAACATTGTTCGAAATGTTCCGCAATGGACTGGCATTGATTCACACGCTCCGTATCAGTCAGTCATTACTGGAAACAACGTATCTGGCTGCAAAAACGGAATTTATGCACAATACGACGATGGGTCTGCGGCATTTCCTATGGAGGCGCGGCAGGTTGAAATCAGCAACAATGTCGTGACCGGGCCATCTACCGCAAGCAACAGCGTCATTGGAATTGCCTCGCTTGGTTTAGCAGCACTTCCCAATGACGGAATATTCATTATTGGAAACATCATTATTGGTTGTGGCGACTATTCAAGTGCTATTGGTGCAATACATATTGCTAGTTCAATTAATAGCAAAGCATCAGACAACCATGTCATGCGAGCAATTCGCATTGGTATCAGCCTGACAGGTACGTCATCATATGTTGACATCAGCCGAAATATTGTTGATGGCGTACAGGCTGGTTCATCAAGTGCGTCGTACGCTTATCTAGCGTTGGCTAACTTGACCAATTGCTCGTTTAATGACAACCGCATGCGGAACACAACCGGAAGCGGTACGTTTACTGCAGCGCAAGGAATCATTTATGACGGTACTACACCGAGTACGGGTGTTGTTTTGTCAAGAAATCGAATGGATTCAATCACCAACAAGTTGCTGAAAATTGCTGGCTCTGCCAACATTTACACCGACTTGGCGTGGAAGTTAGAAACCGAATCATGCCCAGCATTTACGCATGTATGCACTGGTGGCGTTTTGATTGAAGCGACGGCGAATCAATCAAGCAATTTCCGAAGGGTTGCAAATACGTCCGGAACCTTTATCGCCAAAGCGCGAGCGGTTTTTGAACCTGCTGCCGGCCCGCCATCGTCGTACCGACTCGGAGTTCGTGGAAATTACACTTCTATCTTTGCTGTCGGCGTTTACGCTTTGGACGGAGTAACCAACATTACAGCCTCCACAAGCGTGGCAAACATTGTTCTGTCAATTGATGGGGTGTATTGGGTGGATTAACACAAGGAGCATTCAATGGCACTTACCAAAAACATTGTCACCGTTCACGGAATTTCCGTAAATTCTGCATACCTTCGTATTGAATCCGTTCATTTGTCATCAAAGACGGAAATGCAATATGCAATTTATGCATACACGGATTCGTCGCACGTTCATTCATTTTGGTTTCAGCAGATTACTTTTGAATACGATTTGCTAGGTGAAAATCCGTTCAAACAGGCATACTTGCATGCCAAGACGCTTTCAGAATTCCTTGGCGCAACGGATTGCTGACCATGACCTCCTCCCACAACGAAGAACTGTTTCTCGCCATAGGTCGCCTGGAAGGAAAGGTGGATTCGTTGCTCTCAATGCACACTCAACACTCGGCTGCTCTGAAGGAACACGACGAGCGCATCCGATCTCTTGAATACTCACGCGGGTACATGCTCGGTTGGTCAGCGGCTATTGGAGCCGGCATGAGCCTCGCTGCTAGTTTCTTAATTCGCGCATTAACCTAAAGGAACACTATGGCTACTGACATCACTATCGCTACCGAAAAACCGTCCTACTCAACTACGGGGCTAATTGCCGTAACAAGCGGAACGGCGTACACCACGACCGAGCCGACTGCGACTGCCCCGACCACTACCGGGCAGAACTTCCTGATCCCGACCAACCTCGGCGATAAGCCGAGCCTGTTGCGACTTGCACCGTTCTGCGGAGCGGCGGTTGCGCCTACGTCAGCGACGTTTGCCAGCGGTGGCCTTCGGGTGGTTGGATGGTCGATCTACACGCAAACGAACGGCACGGCTTTCTATGTTCCAAACGTGCTTGCCGATCTTGCGCTTGGCCTGACCACAGGAACGGTGCAAACTGAATTGGTCAACGGCGTAGCGCAGTACCCTTTCTCATCGGTGACCGCTGGAGTAGGTGTGCCGACCGTAAACCTGTACAGTCCTGGTACGGCCGCTTCGGCTAACGTCGAATCATGTGCTGCCGTCATTGATTGCATCGGAATGCAATTCATTCAACTTCAGTTCAAGGCAACGGCAAGCGTCAGCACCCCCAAAATGGGCGCATTCCACGCTTTCATTTAAGGACATCACATGCCACAAATTAGAACTCGTCAATTGCTTGGAAATTCTGATATCCCAGGCGTTTACGGCTCTCGCCGCGCAAGTGTGTTTCTTCGCGATGCAATTGCTGGAACCGATTCCATTGATGTTATGGTCATTGGCGACAGCAACGCTGGTTATTTTGCAAGTTCTACTGCTGCAAGCGGACAGGGATATACCGTTGGTGTTGGTAGAGCATTGCAGAGTTTGAATATTCCAATTTATGCGACACCACTAATCCCTGCTGGAAAGATTGGTGGTGGCAATGGTTGGGCTGCGGGAATGCTTAGTCAAAATACGGGAACGTACATTGCTGGAAGTAACTACGGAACCCCATCCACAGGAATGCGTCAATTAGACACAGCAGCCGCAGCGGCAGATGCAGATGCTGTTGGATTAAAAACTCACTTAGGCTACAACTCAAGTAATTTGCCAATTACGTTTGGAATAATTAATGGAGTTCCATCATTCGTTGCGTCTACTGTTACTTATACATCTTCATTTCCAAACAACATAAGCATTTCCGGTGCTTCAATGCTAAGTCTTGGATCAAGTGCTGGTGGTGTTGCGTGTCAATACCGACTAGTGCATGGAACATTTGTTACATCGGGAGGTAAGTATCGCTTATGCGTGTTGAATACTTCCAGCGTATTACAAACTGGCTCAAGTGCGGACATTCCAACATCTGGCGGGTATGGGTATTCAACTGGAATCCTGCCGTTTAACGCTCCAAAAAGTGGAAGCACTCCACTCCAATATATTTGTACTTGGGACGGTTATAGCCAAACAGCCACATACAAACCGACTGGTCCATTCGCTGCTATCTATCACAGCGTGATTCGTACTTCGTACAAGGGGTATTCCGTAAGCAATTTCTGCTTTGAAAGCGGAGCAACTGCCGCACAAATTAACACCAAACTTTCGGACAGTTCGAAGATGTTGGAATCGTTTCTTTATGAACTAAGAACTAGGCAAATTGCCGCTAGTGGAACTGGTCGAGTTATTGTGTGGGGAAATTGGGGAGTCAACGGACCTGAAACTCCAACAACTTGGGGCGTTAGTTCTTCAAATATTGTTGCGACCATTAGAAATCTTTGGATTGGACTTGGATATCCCGAAACGGATCTTGCCTTTGTATTCTCAGTTACACACCCAGTTCCGGGATCAAGTTGGGGCGCACTTTATCCAGCCGCAAACGAATGGGCAACAACGAATGCATCGTTGGGAGTTACTGTCGGCGATATTTCGCAGTTCTTTACGTCAGACACATTGACTGCAAGAGGACTTTATAACTTCAACGTAAGCACCTTTGGCGCGGATACATCCCATTTGCGTCCGATGGTTACCACGCTAATGCCGACAGCAATCAACTTGTATCCAGCATCGAGCGGATTTATTTACGCTGGCTACGACTGCGACATTTCAAACTTTGGTTACGGAATTGTGGCGACAAAGTTGCTGACAGCAGTATCTCAGTACTACTAAATGATTTGCGCCATTTCAATATTTATTATTGTTTCGTTGCTTGCCGGCTGCTCGCCTGTCAGCCGCATTGCCAACAACACGAATGAGATCCGCACCCAGGCTCAGTTGCTTGCCGACCACGGCATGGCGATTAACGACCCGGTAGTGGTGACAGGCGCGACCCGTATTGACACCCTTGCCGCAGGGATCCACGTTGCCCTAGGAGGCGTTGAGGACAAGGAGAGTGCTTGGCTCAATACTGTGTGGATGGTCGCGGCAGCAGCCATCGTGGTGGGCGTGTGCTACCTGCTGTGGTCAAGCGGCCTTGGGACAATGATAAGACTTGCCGTGGGCTGGCTTCCTCGCAAACAACGTCAGGACGCAGACCTTGCCGCAGGTATGCTTGACCCATCGAAACCAGAGGACGCTCGCGAATATATCGCTGCCCGTCGTGCCTCTGATCCATACTTTGATGCGGCGTTCAAAGACGCACGGGCGGCACATAAGGAGACACAGTAATGCTCGCAGATTTCTCATCATTGCTTGGTAGCGTTTGGGCGTGTGCTTTGTGCGGTTGCTTGGGCTTTGGAGCCGGATGGTTCATCAAAGGAAAGTACGGGCATAAGTTCTAATGGCAAACATTCCGTTTCAGGTACGGGCAGCGTCGAGGAACATACACCTTGTCGATTTGGATTGCAGCCTGAAATCGAATGAATGGTGGTTCCTACTGTCCGGGGATCGCCACCACGACAACCCACACGCTGACCATGAACTCGAACTCAAACACCTTAACGAAGCGCGTGACCGCAACGCTGGCATCATTGATGTCGGTGATTTGCATTGCGCGATGGAAGGCAAGTTCGATCCTCGGCGCAGCAAAGCGGGTATTCGTGAGGAGCATGCAATGGCTCCAGACTATCTCGATTCCTTAGTACGGTACGCGTCAGACTTCTACGCCCCGTACTCAAAGAACTTTGTAGTCATTGGTCGTGGAAACCATGAGTCCGCAATCCTTAAAAATTGCGAAACAGATATCACCGAGCGCACATGCGAGCGGATGTCACAGATTTCCAAATGCAAGGTGCATGCGGGTGGGTACGGTGGGTGGGTGCGATTCAACATTGAAATGCACAAGAACGAGCGGTATTCGCTTGCACTCAAGTATTTCCACGGTGCTGGCGGTGCTGCCCTGATGTCGTTTGACACGCTCAAGATTCGACGCGCTGCTGCCGTTACTCCTGACGCTGATGTGATTGTACAGGGTCATGTACACAAACAGTGGTTTATGCCGTTGTCGCGTGAGCGGCTAGTGTGTGACCGAGGTGGCGCACGAATTGTCAGCGACATTCAATACCATGTACGCACAGGTACTTACAAGGACGAGTTTGACGACGGTCATGCCGGCTGGCACATTGAGCAAGGCAGAGGCCCGGAAGTACAGGGTGCAGTGTGGATGCGTTTGTTCCTTGCGAAGCGCACCTCAAAGACACGAAACGGCAAACCCGACACCAAGTACACGCTCACTCCCGAATTCCATCTTGCACACTGAGGTATTGCCATGCGTGTACGACTTGGTGGCAAGTACTGGACGCTTCGCTTCGTCGCAAACATGCGCGACTACGGTGACATGCACGACCCAGGTCATTTAAAAGGTCGCATCATTCGCATCGGAACCTGGCCGTCTGAGCAGGACAGGATGGATACGCTCATCCACGAAGCATTGCACTGCATCAGACCCGAACTCGACGAGGCTGCGGTTGCTGACACTGCAACAGACATTGCGCGATTGCTGTGGAAGTTGGGCTATCGGCAGGTCATCAAATAAAAACCCCTACGCCGCAGTGTGTGGTGCTACGACGCAGGGGGAGAGGATCGGACGGATTCAGTCTAGCGGATTCGCAGACTCGTTCCGCGTGGAAGCAGACGGCAACCCGCAATTTCAGCACCTGAGTCAAGTGCTGCACGAATGGCATCCTTGTCAGCCTCGCGCACAATTCGTACGAAGATCGGGTCAAGTGCAGACGGATCGTCAATCTCAAGCGATTGCTTGCCTCCCACGCCAGCGACACTTAATTTGAAACGCGGCGTGTCAATCTTAAGTTTCCCGACCTGCTCCATTGCTGCCTTCAAGCCTTCCTTGAGGCGTGTAGCCAGCGCATCGTCGGCAGCAGCGAGCGCACGGATACGCGAAGCCTCCTTGCTTCGCGCCTCCGCTCGCATCTCTAGTTCCTTGATAAACCCCGCGTAAGACTCAGCCTTGCTTTCAAGGGCAGTGTCAAGTCCCGCAAGGTGTTCATTTAGCGCGTCCTGCGCTTCGTGGGAGTCGATACCCCCATCAAGAACTGCGTCCAAGATACCCTGCATTTCGGATGTGATTGCGTAGAGCGACATTAGAAAGGAACCTCCTCTTTCACCGACTTCTTGGAATTGCCAAGGACGCGCATGATTTGAAGCGTGTCACCAATGCGCTCGACATCAAGGGTGATTGACTCGTTGACAGTCTCACCAAGCAGGGTCGCGTACTCCTGCACACTTGTCGCAATCCACGCAACGCCATGCTCACCCTCAGCCTGGATGGCGTACGGCTTGCCCGGTCGCGCCACTACGCGCAGGATCTTGAACACACCCGCGTACTCTTCAGGGTACGCATCGGCAACGATCCGATCCTTGACAGGCTCTGCCTTGGCAGGTGCTGCCTTTGCAGGGGGCGCAGATGCCTTGGGAGCAGCCGGAGCCGCACCCTTGGCTTCTGTTGGCTTGAACGTCTTGCGAGGCTCAGGGCGGTCATTACGGTCACCGCTGCTGCCGGCGTTGCCGTCATCGTCCTCCTCGCCGACAATCCCGGTAATGGCTGCAAGCGAGTAACGGCGCAGGTAGGTGATGCTTGACCCCAATTGCTGCACCGTTGCACGGTCAGGAAGTGCAGACCAAATCGTTTCGGCCATCCACTCCCCGCTTGAGTGCAGCAGGGTGGTGGTCACGCCAACCGAACCGCCGTCATTGCTGACAGTTTGAACTGCGCTGATACCGTGCGCTGCAAGTGGTGCGCGTACCGCATTAATGATCGCACCTAGGCTGGCGTACCGTGACTTGAAGTGCGGGTTGACCGCGTCCAAGTTGGGGTTCTTGATGTGGCCGTTTGCCGCCGCCAGTGCCTTCGCCAACTCTCCGATTGTTTCGCTACGTTGCAAAGTAAAGTCCTCTCTAGTGACTACGCGGAACGCCGCGCACGACTGACACAACATGTGTCAATGTGGTGACTATACCACTTGACAACCTACTGTCAATGGGTAATGTAAATGGAAATGCGAGATTCAGCAGTATTCCCGTATGCCTTTGTGGCAACAAGACTTACGACCTGCGAGTCATCGGCGTAGATAACGCCCGTAAGACCATCAAGAACTGCTCTGCACAATTTGTCGATGTCTCCAATTCCCTTGCCTGGGTGGGTCGCCGCGCCGGCGCGGAGTACGCCCTTTGCGTTGTAGTGGCTTGCCGGCCTCACGAACGTGAACGCGATTGACACGCCGACCGTCCCGTTTGTTGCCACATCAACCCACGCCGCTCGCGCTGCAAGGGCTACGTTCGCTCTGTAGGGCTTCACGCGAGCGCAAGACTCTACGAGGGCAATGCGACCGCCTCGCGTTTTAAACGCCTTCTTGCTGCCCTGCGGAGCGGCGATGCCGGGTACGCGGAACTCAATCATCATCGGTTCCACGCGCCTTGTATCGGTTGGCTATCTCGCGAGCAAGTTCAAGCCGCAAGTATTTGATTTCTTCAGACGCTTCAAGTAGCAGCGAATCGGTTGACTCGGAAGTCGCAATGCGGTCAACGATGTCTTCGATCTCGATCATCCTTGCCCCTCGTACCAAACTTTGTCAAGTTTTTCAACAAATTTACTTCTGATCGTTTCCCTCAAAGAGTCGCATTGTGCTTGCGCTTTCGCAAGTTCAACCTCAAGCAATTTGATTCGTAGTTGAAGTAATAAAACGTCCCTGCCGGGGGAACGCCCCCCAGCAGGAACGCCGCAAAAACCATCGTCAGGAGTTAGCATTGGCAACCTTGGCTTTGTGCCGGCTACCACGCAACACGCGAGACACAGCACCTGTTGACACGCCGTATTTCACAGCAATGTCAACCTGTCGCATTCCCGCTTCCTTGTCAGTCCGTATTCCCTCAACGATATATGGCAGCATCTTCTTCATGTGATTCTCCGGTTGATGATGTTAAGCAATTGTCTGATCTCAAACCCTGCCGCTTTGTGGTCGAACTTTGCGCCTGATTCTAACGCCCCGCCAATCACACCAAGCATCTTGCAATGGTGCTGAATGTCCCTGATCTGTGCGCGTAGTTGCGTCACGACAAGGCCGCGCTCGTTCAACAGCGTTTCGTAATAGCCTGGTGTTGGTGTACTCATAGTCCGTCCTTGTGTCTCACGATTCGGTACTTCTGTTCAGCCCTGATGCTGACCCTGATCCTGTCGTTGATTTCAGATCCCTGCACTTGGGCGTAGATCTGTGCGATTTGGTTGCCGTCCTCGTCGTTGATGATGACCGAGTCACCCCATTTGCGGAGGGTCACGGTCAAGCAGCCTAGTGGTAATTTACGAGACATATTTGATTTTGGTTGAAGGTTCACACTTGGTGATAAAGTTGACACACTTATTAAGCAGTTCGTCGCGCACAGATTCAACAGTGTCATCCGGGTCGCGGACACACAGGCTTGTGAACCGTGTCCCCTCAATCCCCGTAGGCGTTGAACTGACGAGGTACACGGATGACCGCCAGTACTGAAACACAGGGTTGCCGTCACCCTCGTCAACGCGGTGCAACATGGGGTCGCCAGCAACAATAATCATTGCCGGCAAGCCGACATGCTTTGCCAGCCCTTCCCTGATGCCGCGCTCGTTGAGAAACGCGGGAATGCCTGTTGCGTGTTCCCATGAAACGTCTTCCATTACAGGCCGCGCCCATCGGTTGTCTTCGTCTTTCATTACTGGTTCTCCTTGAAGCAATCCCAGCCGCGAAATGCAGCGTGTTCTAGCATTTCTTCCATCGTGTGAGGTGAGCAAGATTTCCAAACACACACTTCTCGCCTTGCCTCGTCGCGTTCCTTGCGAAGCATGTCAGCCTCTGCCGTCAAGTGATCAATCTCCTTGCACAATGTTGCTATGTCTTTTAAATTGTCTATTGGTTTCTGTTCTAATTTGGTGGCATTTAATGGAACAATGACTTCGTACTTTTGTAGCAATTCATCTAAGTCGTTACGGCTTCCACCAGACTCCATGTATTCAATGCAACCTACAAACATGTTGCATTGCATTCGCTGATCAGCGTTTAGATGCTTTGCATTTGAAATTGATTCCAAATAAATGCGCGATTCTTCAGGTGTCATGCCGTCCTCCCAAACAAGGTTGTTGGTATTGGTAATGTCCACACACGCGCTGCTCGGCCTGACCGTGTTGGTCGCTTGCCGTCAGCAACAATCAGTCCATCGTTCATCAGGCTGTTGACACACGCGCTGCAAGTTTGATGTGTCAATGACAACCGAATTTCGAGTTCGTCGCAAGTGCCTGGTTGTTGAGTAATCGCGTCAAGTACCAACGCGTTTAGCGTCCCAAGGCGCGGTTGAATATCTGTCCAGGCTGCGTCTTGTGTATCCCACCGCGTTGCTTGCCGGCGGGTAGTGCGCGGTTCGTTGCCGTCTGTTGATTTGTTCATGCATCCTCCGGTGGTCTGTCGGCAATGTACTTGCGTACCTGCTCCGCATCTTCAATGGCTGCGCGTACCTCGGCCATTGGGAAGTCTGATGGAACTAGGTCTTGGTCAGTCAGTTCAACGTCATCAAGCGCAATCTCAAGGATGTTCCATGAGATCAGTTCCCAGCCCTGCACCCCGGTGTAATGTCCGGGCTTGTGATATTGCCAATGCACCTCAAGCGTTGCGGTGACAACGTGTTCGCTTAAGTACTCGGCAGCCTGGTCATCGGCAACCCATTCCGACAGAACGTCAATTTGCATGATTTGCTTGGTCATAGGGTCACCACCGTGTTCTGATGAATGGCAATAAATGCGCCTTCGGCAGCATCCATTTCTTCAATGCACTGGTCAAATGCTGCTTCGTTGTCAATGTCAACACAAGCGCGTTCGTTGTGAGCGCGGATGACGCGTTGGCTAACTGCATCGTTAATCTCCCGAGCCGTTGCAACAAGAACGTCACAATAAACGCGAGCAAGGTACGGGTTATTTATGGCTTCGGTTACGGTCAGTTGAATCTTAGTAGTCATTGTCAATCCTCTCAAATTGAGTGTTTATAATCCGAAGGTGTCGTCCGCGCCGTCGGCGGTGTCGTCGATATATGGGTCGTTTGGGTTCATGTCAGTTGTTAAGAAGAATTGCTTTGAGTTCTTTGACGCTCTTGCCAGTGGTGGCTGACAGTTCTGCAAGCGTCATGTTTGGATTATCGGCAAACATGTCGCAGATTTCCGAGTGGTTCAATTCAAGGTTGTTTTTTGGTTTGTTTGGCTTTGCCATTGTTAGTCCTCTTAAACTGGGTTGATTCGGTCAGTTGTAATAAAGTCACGGGCGTTGATTAGGGTTGGTGCGTCATGCACAACTTCCCAATCCCATTGCGGTGCTACGCCGTTTGTTGCAGTGCGGCGACGCGACACGGTGTATCGGCGTTGTTTGACTGTTGGGTCGCGACGAACGAGGTAGTCAGATTGTGCAATGTCCGGGTTTGTTGTGTAGTAGATTCCAATATTGCCGTTGTGACGAGTGAGTTTCATTACTTAGTCCTCTCAAACTAGGTGTGTTTGTCATTGGCCGCGCCTTTGACTTCAGTACTCTACGACAAGGTATATCGTCACGCAAGGGGTAGTACATGAGTTTGTTGACAGATTTCTGCATAATTGCAGTTTCCTAGTTACAAACACGCATGAAATAAATTGACAGATGCGGCATGTATAGTGCCGGCGCGGAGATGTGGGTGAGACTCCCACTTGCGACGAGGCACAAGGCCGAGAGGTACGCCCCTCGTTTCCCAGGCAATGGGGTAATTAACCTTCCGACAGGACAGGGCGCGGCAACGCGCTGCTGTCTGCATAAACCTATGAATAATTTGAACCTTTATGCAGATCGACATAGTGCGGCGACTGTGTCGATGCGGTCAGCATTCCACTTTGACCTATGTTTCCTGCTCCGGAAACAAACACGGCTCGGGACTTTCGTCAACCGAGCCGCGCATCCGGGGGACTTGAGTGTAGCAATTTAATTCCATTTGCACGATCCAATTCGGTTGTTATGATTCGCGGCATGAGTCAGGGGCGCAAGATCAAGAAGCCATTCGGCAAGCGTGGAGATCCAAATTGGATGGACACGATTCCTTTGACTCCTGAGTTCTTGAACCGCTCGAAAGTTCATGTGCGGAAGTACGGCAAAGTCCGAACAGACTTGCCTCCAACCGCGAAGTAACGACAATTTGGTGGTAGGTGTGCAGCCGCATTACGAATGGGTATCGCCGACGAGGCAGCCCTCATAGCACACAAGTTGCGGTACTCCGGCTCAAGTAAGGAGTATTACCCACTGGCGAAGGTTGGTGGGAACGGACGTAGTAAGTCCATGTGCCAAGCATCCCGGCGCATGGCCGTGCGAAAGCATGTGGTGTAGTGGCATACCAGGGAATCGTCCACCCGAAACAAGGTGAAAGACCAACAGGCATACCGATGCGCGAAACCGTGCAAGTACGCTTCTCCGACTACGGTCGGGGATGCTCCCTCAACGCTCTCCGTGCAAGTACGTCAATACAACCGTCAGCATCGAAGTGCTGGGATTGAAAGAGATTTGAAAAATCTCGTCCTTCCCTTCCGATCTACATCCCCGCTCTAGCACCGGCATTGAGCCTCGCTGAAAAAAAATCACGTTGTATGCACGTTGTTGTGACATGCATAGATTTGCGCGAATCTTGATACATGTATATACTCTCGCGTATGACAACAATCACATGGATGGACAACCGAAAGTTGATGGACGAACTGTGGCCAAAGTGGAGACTTGAGCCTGTATTGTCGAGCATCTTGAACGAGAAGTGGGGTCAACTGCATCAGGACAAACTGCAAAGTTGCATTCGCCAGCACCGTTTAGTGCGCGACTCAAAGCCTGATATATCAGCGATACACAAGGCGTACTGCGCTCTGATTCCACAGAACCTGGTAGGGGAGCGCGAGGTTGAGCAGACTCGCAACGACCTACAGCGTTGCACCCCAATCAGCCCTGAAGAGTTTGCTGAGTGGGATGTGTGGGCTGAAGCAATGCTCAAAAACGTGTCCGACGCGGAACTTGAACAAGTGCGCGAGTTCATTGGTCATGTACCGGAGTCACGCCGAATCCTTGCCGTTGCCGTTGAGCATGTCCGCAAGCCATCCGTGAGGTACGCATGAGGTACGAAAGCAAACCAGTATTGCAGCAAATGAGCGCACTTGCCATGTATTTGCAAGGAGAGGGATTTACCGTTGGCATGACGCACACCGGATTTATTGCCATTGATTCGGAAGGTGTGGTGTTTCAGGTCAGCCCGTTCAGGACAAGCGCACAGATTCAACACCCCATACACAAGCGATTCCGTGAGGAATACTCGCGCAAACTCCCACAAACGCATTGGTTTGAGGAGCGGATGGAAATTCTAATTAAGTGGGCAAACAATCCAAAGAGCAAGGAATGGACTCGAAAGATGTCAACATCACGACGACCTGTGCAGCGGACAAACGCATGATGTACCCAACCACCCGCAACAAGACAAAGATCCTTCGAGCAATCATGTACCTACGGCATGAGGGCTTTACCGTTGGCCAAACAAAGACAGGGTTTGTCGCTGTTGACGATGACGGCATTGTCATTCAAGCAACCCCGTACCGTACCAGCGCACAGGTTTTTCACCCGACACTTAAGATCTACCGTGAGGAATATGCGCTGTCCATACAGGAAACCTATTGGTTTGCTGAGAAACTGCCATTGTTGACAGAGTGGGCAAAAGATCCAAACGCAAAGGAACCCGGTCGCGTGTTGTCGATTTCCCGCAGACCCGTACCCTCACAACAAAGAACCGCATGACTCATACGCTTTGCTCTATACCGCTTGCTTTAGTCTTCATTATTTTGTGTGGCGTGTGGCTATGGTTCTTTGACGATTCATCTCCGGACTACTAATGCGACACACCAACCTACCCAACCATTTTTATGTGCAAGTTGACAACCAATACCTTGGGTCAAACATGCCAGCCGGCACAACGCCCGGTATGTGGCATGCCATCTACGCTCGACCCGGTCAGTACCTGTCCTGCCATGTGATCCTCGCGTCCGGAGCACACTGGTCAGGTCTGCCGCTTCACGCGCTGTCAACGACCGAGTCCTTTGACCCTGACTTTGATGACTCCTCGCAGCCGTGGGGAGCAATGGGAAACAACATCGAAGCCGTGCAATTTAAGGCACTTGAAGGTCTGACTGTCAACGCGTTCCGCGCCGAAACGTCAGGCATACACACAGGTATTGTGATTGATTGGGCTGATGGTTACTCGCAGTACCCCGCAGAACACAAGCCACTCAGCCTGATCATTGCCGATGAAGGTTACTTTTTGCTGTTGCCCAACAACTACTTCACTGTCAAGGACAAGCACTTTGTTGACACCAAGAAGTACGTTGATCAAATGAAATTCTATAAAAGAGGCGATCTCGTATATTGGGAAACTGATTGACTTATATACTGACGTAGATGACGATAAACACTTACGACGAATTCAAAACGCATATCCGCGAGACACTTGAGTCGCAAGGATCTACACGCGGGGAACTTGCGGTTGCAATGGATAAGGCAGGGATACTCCGAGCGCACACGGTGAGGTGCTTGCTTGGTACGCCTGGTACGGTGATTGGTAAACGAAAGCCAGCATTCGACTCTGCGCTTGCCATTGCCGGCGCAGCAGGGTTTGACATCGTCCTGCGTAAACGCACATGATCACCAAGCGTATAGCCATCGTCGCTGTTAATGAAGACGGCTATCGCATCGGGCAATCGCATCACAACGCAAGAATTTCAGATTATGCAGTACAGTGCATAAGGGACGCACGGGAGGAAAGAGGGCTTTCCTACGGCAAATTAGCGTCAATGTTCAAACTCTCAAAGTCCACCATACAGAAATTATGCAACTATGAAAGACGCGCCCAAATCCCTCGCGCTTACAAAAAAGTCACCCAGTACCTCTGTGATCAAGCGACCAGTGGGCAAGCCGAAACGCGGCCCGGTCATGCACAACCCCAAGGCAGCGGAAGTACTTGATTGGCTGTCAACAGGTGGAACACTGCTTGAGTTTGCCAACCGCAAGGGCAACCCGGATGTACGAACGGTTCACCTATGGAAAGAAGAAGACGAGGAATTTGCTGCACTTTATAAGGTCGCCCGTGACAAGGGACAAGAGGCAATGCTTGAGGAGTGCAAGACCCTGTGCGACACAGAGCCTACAGACGCAGTACAAGCCGCTTGGAGGCGTTTGCAGGTCGATACCCGGATGAAGTGCCTTCGGATGTGGAACCCCGCCCGGTGGGCAGAGCGCGTTGACATGAACCATTCCGGTGGCATCAGCCTCATGGTGGCAACAGGCGTACCGGAGCGGTAATGGCTCGCACCGTCAGTTTGCAGTACAAGCCGCGAGCATGGCAACGGACATGCCATGTCAGTAAGCGCAGGTTCACAGTGCTTGCCCTGCACCGTCGCGCTGGCAAGACCGAACTTGCCATCATGGAACTGATTGACAAGGCGATCCGGTTCAAACAGGAACTTGGCCTGTTTTTCTACATTGCCCCGTTCCTGAAGCAAGCCAAGGCTATCGCCTGGGCGCGGCTCAAACAGAAACTTGCGCCGCTCTTGCAAGAGAATGCAATTGACATTAACGAGGGCGACCTGCTTGTCACTTTCAAGCACAACGGGTGCGTTATTCGTATATTCGGTGGCGACAACCCCGATGCCATGCGCGGTGTGCGCCTTGACGGATGCGTGATTGACGAGGTGTCGCAGGTCAAGCCGGAGGTGTGGAACGACATCATTCAGCCGGCGTTGTCTGACCGTCAGGGTTGGGCGATGTTCATCGGGACACCGTCAGGCATCAACCTGTTCTCCGAGTTGTACTACCGCGCACAGTCGCTGCCCGATTGGAACGCTGCTCGGTACACGGTCTACGACACCCAAGCAATTGATCCCAATGAAGTCGAACGCCTGAAGCGCGACATGCCTGAGACTGCGTTTGCTCGCGAGTACCTGTGCGATTTTGCCGCCGCCGGCGATGACCAATTGATCAGCCTGTCAGACGCTGAACTTGCAGCAAGCCGCGAATATACGGACAAGGACATTGAAGGATCACCCCGCATCCTTGGTGTTGACCCTGCGCGGTTTGGTGATGACCGCAGCGTCATTGTCAAGCGTCAAGGATTGACCATGTTCCCGCCGCTTGTGTACAGGGGCATTGACAACATGGAGTTGGCTGCTCGCGTTGCGGCGGTCATGGAATCCTGGGAACCGGACGCGGTGTTTGTTGACAGCGGTGCAGGTGCAGGAGTCATTGACAGACTGCGTCAACTTGACTTTGACCCCATTGAAGTGCCGTTTGGTGGCCGCGCCATTCAGCCAGACCAATTCACGAACCGACGCACCGAGATGTGGTGGGGCATGAAGGAATGGATTGAGCAGGGTGGTGCAATACCGAATGACGTTCAATTGAAGCAAGAGATGGCAACGCCCGTGTATTGGTTTGACCAGGCTGGTCGCAAGGTGCTTGAGTCAAAGGACGAGATCAAAAAGCGTTTGCAAGGTGGCGCATCACCCGACCTTGCCGATGCGCTTGCGTTGACGTTCGCGTATCCGGTTCGTAAACGATCCTTATTCGACAAGTACAAGCGCAAGTCAACTGCGAACGAAGAGTATGACCCGTACAAACACGTTGTCTAGTACCCGTATGCACGGTGTAGAGGGCTAATTTATGCTGACGATTCGCCGCGCAACAATTGACGATGTGGAGGTTCTTACGCATATGAGTAGGCAATTCCACAACTTCGCGCCACACGCAGCGATGATCAAAGCAACCGACACGGAACTGGAAGCAGCGATCCACGCGCTCATGGAACATGGGTGTGTGTTCGTCGCTGACCTCGGTGGTGTAGTTGTTGCCATGCTCGGCGCAATCATCAACCCCATTTGGTTCTGCCCCCGTGTCAAGATGGCGCACGAACTCGCATGGTGGGTCAACGAAGACGCACGGGGTAGCCGAGCAGCAATCCTGCTTGTCAAGGCGTACGAGGCGTGGGCAAAGGAACAAGGCGCACAGGTCGCCACAATGTCAGACCTGATGGTCAACACCACCGTGGAGCGGATGCTCACTCGGATGGGATTCCAGGCAAGCGAACGAACATACGCAAAGGAACTGTAATGCCACTATTCACATCAGTTGGACTTGCTCTTGGAGCATCAGCAGCAACCGCAGCCGCAACCGGAGCAGCAGCAATTGGAGCCGGCGCAGCCGCTATCGGCACGGGCGTATCTGCCGCATCTGCAATGCAGGGTCAACAGGCTCAACAAGATGCCGCTCGTCAACAAAAGAAAGCGCAGAACCAGGCAACGGCAGCAGCAGCATCACAGCAACGCCAAAGCGAGATGGCAATCAACGCTGCTAACCGCCGCTCCCCTGATGTCAGCAGCATCATGGCTGGTGCATCAAAAGCAGCAAGTGGTGGCCCGTCAGGAACAATGCTTACCGGGCCGGCAGGTGTTGACCCGAACTCGCTCGCGCTCGGACGCAGTTCGCTGCTAGGTGGATAAACATGAGTCAATACACTGGCGACAACAACTCGTACGAAAACGCTCCAACACGCGACAGGCTGTTCACGCGGTGGGGTCAACTCAAGTCTGAACGTGCGTCTTGGTGGGCGCACTATCAAGAGTTGACAACCTTCATCCTCCCTCGCAATGGTCGATACTTCACGCAAGACCGCGACAAAGGACACCGCCGACATAACGCCATCTACGACAACACAGGGACTCGCGCCCTACGAACTCTCGGTGCAGGGATGATGGCTGGTGCAACTTCGCCGGCGCGGCCGTGGTTTCGACTCGGAACCGCCGACCCTGAGTTGAACTCCTACCAGCCAGTTAAACTGTGGCTTGATGATGTCACGAAGCGCATGCAGTTGGTCTTTCAACGATCCAACACATATCGCGCATTGCACGGAATGTACGAGGAACTTGGGACATTTGGTACGGCCGCCTCAATCGTGCTGCCGGACTTCACTAATGTCATCCACCAGTACCCCGTGACTTGCGGCGAGTATTGCATTGCCACGGACTATCAGGGTCGCGTTTGCACCCTGTACCGAGAATTTGAAAAGACCGTCAGCGAACTCGTCAAAGAGTTTGGCTACAAGAACTGCTCAATCAGTGTGCAGAACCAATACGACAGGGGTTCCCTTGACCAATGGATCACCATTATTCATGCGATTGAACCTCGCGCTGACCGCGATCATTCAAAGCGCGACAACAAGAATATGCCGTGGGGTAGTTGGTACTTCGAAGTTGGAGGAGAACCAAACAAGTTTTTGTCCGAAAGTGGATTTGCTCAGTTCCCATGCCTTGTCCCTCGCTGGTCAACCGTTGGGGGTGATATCTACGGGAACTCGCCTGGCATGGAAGCATTGGGTGACATCAAGCAGTTGCAACACGAACAACTACGCAAGGCGCAGGTCATCGATTACCAGACGAAACCGCCGCTGCAAGTCCCGGCGAACATGAAGAACCGCGACGTTGAGATGTTGCCCGGTGGTATCACGTTTGTCGATGGTGTCAACTCAGGGATCAAGACCGCGTTTGAGGTCAACCTCAACCTGCAACACCTGCTCGGTGACATTCAGGATGTGCGCGAGCGTGTGCGCGGGTCGTTCTACGCTGACCTGTTCTTGATGCTTGCCAACGCTACCGACACCCGCATGACGGCAACCGAGGTGGCAGAGCGGCATGAGGAGAAACTGCTGATGCTCGGCCCTGTGCTTGAGCGTCTGCACAACGAACTCCTCGACCCGCTCATTGACATTACCTTCACCCGCATGGTTGCAGCCGGCATTGTCCCGCCAGCACCACCCGAACTGCAAGGCATGGATTTGAGCGTTGAGTTCGTGTCAATGCTTGCCCAGGCTCAACGCGCCATTGGAACCAACAGCGTTGACAGATTCGTTGGCAACCTCGGTCAAGTCGCTACCTTCAAACCTGATGTCTTGGACAAGTTTGACGCTGACCAGTGGGTTGACGCGTACTCCGACATGCTCGGTGTTGATCCAAGTCTGATCGTTGCCGACAAGCAGGTGGCACTGATCCGCGACGCACGGAACAAGGCAATGGCTGCAAAGGAGCAGGTCGCAGCAATGCAGCAGCAGAGCGAAACCGCCAAGAATCTTGCACAGGCTCCGACTGGCGGCGGTCAGAACGCGCTCATGGATGTGATGAACCAATTCTCAGGGTACGGATCACCGTCACCTTCTCAGGTGT